AATGAAAAAGCCCTTTCAAACCAACGGCAAACCCCATGACGCTGGGCGCTGATTTTACTAAGGCTTTTAATATTTTCATTAATTGCGTCATATTAGATAACGTTTGCTGTTACAAATATAAACAAATAATTTTAAAACAAAACAATTAATGTCCCAAATGCTGATAATTATTTTCTTTTTGGAACTTCACCCATTTTGAAGGCATTTTTGTAACCCGCCCTGAATAATTAAAATCCTTACCTTGCTTTTTAGCTTCTAATCCTGCCATAAATTCCTCATCAGTAGGGAGTTTTGGGAATGCAACACATCGGCAGTTTGGATGCCATAAACTCCATTCATAGCTTACCGGATAAACCCCTGTACCCGCTTCGCAAATGTCACAATCATAAGGAACGTTTGACCTTTTCACTATCACACCGGTTACAAAATCCTGCTGCTTCCAGCGTTCAGCATCGGCCTTCTGGTAAGCTAAATTTGTTTCCGTTCGCGTTAACCGCAATGCATTCTGATAGGATGAACGATAAACACCCCGTCCTGGTTTATATGCTTTTGCAGCCTTACTCAATCTCAATTCACCTTCAGCATCCCGAACCCTGCGAAATAATCTGTCCGGTTCTTTTAAATACTGTTTCATTTCAGTAGCCAGAGACTTTGCCGGAGTACCCTCATATATTCCCAGCGCCATGTGCCGTTCTATATTAACCGCCTGAGTTTTCACCGTCTGCCAAACTCTATCAGACAATCCCATTCCCTTTGTAGTACGCTTCTTAAATCCCGCCAATGCTTCCAGATTGCGCCCTTTCCATTTTTCTTCCAATTCTTTCGGTAATGTGCGCCCTTTAGCCAACGCATCAACCATATCATCGTTCTTGCTTCCAGATAACATCCATTCATTATTAATTCCATTAATTACAGAGGAATCAATCTGTTTAGCAAGATTCCTTAACTCTTTATCGATTGCTTTTTTGATATCCGGGAATTTATCAATATCAAAAGGAACATCACTCGGCAGCTGTTCATAAATCCTTACTATCCTGTCAATAGATTTGTAATAAGCAGACTGGGTGCGTCTCATGTACGCCTTAATATTCTGCCAATGCTTTATATCATATTCCCTTGTGTCAAAACTCATAATTTAATCCATTTTTCAACAGCAAACGTTTTATTAAAATTATCTTGTCTCTTTTTATCCTTATACCAAACTTCTGGCATAATAGTTATTCCATCTGAAAGATAAGCAGCCCACCAACTGAATGTTGAGTTTGAAATAATTTTATATTTGCAACTTCTTAATATTTCCCATGCAAGATAATCTGGTTTATCAATTATCGGATAAGGAAAGTTTTCCCGACACCAGGGAATATCATCTGAAAAAATATAAATGCTTTTTTCTCCATGTTCATTTTGGATTAATTCAATTCCTTTATTATAATAATCTTTCCCCAATTTTACATATTTAGATTCAGTTAAAAAATCCCCCCTTCGTATATGAATACCTATAACATCTATTTCGTAAACTGGTTTCAATTCATTTATCAAAATATCCTTGACCGGTTCCGTGTATTTTAAATCCTGCCAATAATTATTATAATTAATAACTTTGCTTTTTTTTGTTTTTATCTCCTTGTTTAATATTTTCGGTAATATAAATTCACGCCCATTATTATTTTTAAACCATGAGTCATTATACACTACTTCAAATCTTTGCTTTTCCACATACTTCCCAAAAGCATACTGAAATAACTGATCCCCTAATCCGCCCTTTATACCTACTGTTACCATTTTTTCAGAATTAAACTATTCATCGGAATCCAATAACACAACTTCAAATCTTTTAACTTTTCGATTAATATTTCTGTCAGTCTGTAATCTATATAAATATCATGTTTCCAGAACTTATTCAACCAATAAAATGTAGGTTGACAATTGATATGTCCCCGACTTTCTTGAAATGGACTGGCTGCCGTGAAATAAATATAATTCTTTGCATTTTCATTAATTGCCTCCACAAGTTCATTCGCTTTTTCTTCCGGGATATGTTCAGCAACTTCAACACAAGATACCAAGTCAAATTTAATAGTAGGATTAATTTCTGTTACATCCCCGATAACAGTATTCAGTTTTACAACATCGCTCATGTAATCCCTTGCCTCTATACTTAATTCAATGCCTTTTATTTTTTTCCCGGCTTCGTGAAATTTCTCTAATAAGAATCCATTAGCTGAACCAATATCCAGAACACTATCAAAATCAAAAATATCAATCAGAGCCTCTGCCAGTATATCGTAATCGGGTCTGTATTTTTCTCTTTTAGCGAAGTCCATAATCTTTAATTAATTGGTTCCTTAATTCCTGTTTATATTTTCTACGTTCCGGGTTCCGCCCCAACTGATTCTTATGCAGTCGGTAAAAAGCCAATACATTCGGACAATATCCCAGCTTCCAGCCTTTCGCTAAATTTCTTACATGAAAATCTACCTCCCACAGATAAGGAATATCAAAACACTTTTTACGGTAATACATTGTTGCGTTATGAAGTCCGGTTCTCTTTAATTCGCTTTGTATTGTGATATTTTTGGGAGGTGTATATAACTGTCCATTTGTTTGCATCGCATTGCCATGAATGAAGTCGTAATGCTTCATGTATATAACAGCTAACTCAACAGAATTTTCAGGAAGCCAATCGTCATCATGCAAAATATGAATAATATCCCCGCAACTTTTGCGTAATCCTATTGCAATATTTTCAGCTTCTGATTTATCTGATTCAACAATTAATAATTCAATGTTCGGGTAAGTTTGCCTATCCACGCTTTCAACAGCCTGCTGCAAATATTCATGCCGCCTGCCTTGCAACCGAGGTATTATAATGGATACTATATTATTCATTTTTACATCCATTTTATAAGTTTTTATAAACTTCCATCCACTTTTTACCCATATTACCATGAACATTCTTAGCATATTCAAAAGATTGTTCAGATAATTCCTTTAATTTCTTCCAGTCCAGTATCTCATTTAGCTTTGCCGCAATTTCTTCCGGTGTCCTTTGAATAGGATAAACAACCGGACAATCCTTTGAATACAACCCCGGATTGATGCCTGATAAAACAGGAATGCCCATGCTCATAGCTTCCACGCTGGCCATCGAATAAACCCAGATAACCATTTGCTCGATATACAGATGTGAAGTCTTTTTCAACTCCATCATAGTCTTATGAGGTATCCCTGTTTGACAAATAAACTCAACATCCGGCCTGTTCAAAATACGCATTGCCTCAACAATCATATCCGTTCCTTTTTTCATTGGATCGCTCGGTACGTGCAATACCCTGAATTTTTTAGCCGGTTTCCATGAGTATTTAAACTTATCCCAGCAATGTCCCATCCAGTGCCATCCTTTATTGTAACATAAATCAGGTGTGATAGCAGAAAGATAGTCAGCTTTAAATTCACCCACTTTAAATTTATTTCGTGCAACGGCAGATCCTAATCCAACACCAGGTTTTCTAAACAAACTCCCGGAAACAGTATAGATTCTTTTCGCTTTTTGAGGTAATTCTATCCCGGCAAATTTATCTTTAAACGGCCAATCCCCTTTAAAATGAATTATATCACTGTTTTTTATCCTTGCTTCTGCAACCTCTTTTCCTGTTCTCATGATGCCGGGTCCAGTTTGAATCTGAAACTTAAGACTTCCAACCCCTTCATTTTCTGTAATCGCTTCAATGTCTATTGCCCCGCCAGATGCTTTCCTGACTGACTTCACAATACCATATCCTGAACCAGCCCAATCCCACTTCGATAAAACTGTTACTTTCAACCTTTTATCTAGCCTTGTAAATAACACATCATTGTTAATAGCATTACTTGCAATGTGCTTCCATTTCAATCGGTTGGTATTACTTGGTGCTAACTCCCCGGCCAATTCCAACGCTTCTTTAAATTCAGGATTAATATTAATAGCAGCCATGCAGGTATTAGTAGCTTCATCATATTTATTCAATCCGATATTACACCTTGTCAACATCACCAGAGCATCTGCTTTCTCCGCTGGGAACTCTGATTTAGGAATATATTTCTCAAATGTTTTTTTTGCTTTTTTAAACCAATGACGTTTGAAATATTCTTTTGCCAAATAATATAATTCCCGTGTGCAGTTTTTAGGATTCTTTTTTACCCATCTCTCAAGTATTCGTTTTGTTCTGTCCGGGTCTTTTTTCTTCTGAGTATTCGGCCAGTAAGTAATTGTAACATCTGAAAACTGACCACCTGAACAGGTTAGATAATTATGTGCTGCTCCCTTCCAGTAAATTGCCGGGTGCCTCATGTATAGCCTCGGTTGCCTGTGTATTTCCCCATGTATTCCAGATACACATTTCACAGATAATGCTTTGCCGGGAAATGCTTTCATTATTTCCATTCCACCGGGTTCAAGCTCCTCGTCTGAATCAATCGTAAATACATGGGTTTTTGTACATTTCGATAATGAATAATTCCGGGCATCCGCAAAATTAGCAAACAAACCATCTTTCTTTCCGCCTTCATTACAGCCCCAATACTCGTAAACCTTATCCGTGTACTTTTTAGCTATCTCTATTGTATTGTCATCACTTCCAGTATCGACAATAACAATTTCATCAGCATCATTGACCGATTCTAAACATCTGCATAAAACATCAGAAGAATTTCTGACTATCATTGAAACTGAAATACTCATTTATTTTGTTTTTCGTTAATCCATTGATTTATTTCCTCGATAGCCTTATAATAGCCATAGGATTTTAATTTATCCTGTACATTAGTAATAGTCTGTTTTTCATTACGCATTGATTTAAGTTTTTTGCGCAAACTTATCAGAGTATAATCCTGTGCCATTACTTTTTAGATTTTAATTTCGGCTTCGGCTTCTTCACCGGCTTTGGAGCTTTAATAAACCTGCCTGTTTTTAAATTTCTCATGATTTACGGCATTATATTTCCAAAATCTCCAGTTTCATCATCGTTGATATCTTCCATTTCTTTTTCAGGATTAATAGTAAATGGATTATTTTCAACTGCCGTTCTCCTGCTCATTACTGCCCGACCACCGGTTGCTGTTATCAACATCCTGATTAATTCCTCATCATTTTGCGGCATGTAAAAAGTAAACTCCGGTTCAACTTGTAAATTAATAGCAGGTTCCACAGTGTTTGAAATTAAACTCATTCCTTTTTTGAGGATATTAATCCGCCTTTGTAAGGCTTCTCCAAATACTTCCTGGTGCCTTAATGTTTTCAACGCTGCATCTAAAAACATAAGTTTTAAGGCAACCCCGGAAACATTCGCTCCCAATCCTTTCATTTGCTGAAATGAAATGTCAGGTGTCTGGGTCATTGAGAATATTAACTCTTGCAATGTTTCTTTTTCCAACTTGATTGCTTCCGGTGCCTGGTCCCATGTGAGATAACTGGCATCAGCATTTTCCTCCATTGTTATCATCTTCCCGGATTCACCTTTGTCAGCAAATCCATTAACCTTGCCCTTAATCTTAACAATTGGCGAAGCGAAATAGTCGTTTGAATCTGCGAAATTTGATAACATTGTCTCATATCTTTCAATCAAATCCTGAACATCTGACCATTCAGGTTTTTCCCTGCGATAATATATAACCGGAATTTTACCCAGCATATTTTCCTTACGATCGGTTTCTTCCCAGTTAGTTCTTTTTGTATAGGTTATAATTTCATCATCAGTATATACCTCAACATATTTTGTTTTCTCTACTGTATAACCACGTCCAAACGCCACCATGTTACCATGCTCATCAAACACAGGATACAATGAATCACCTTTGGACGGTGCCCATACGTTCATACGCATTCGTAACTTTCCACCATTACCTAAATTAAATCCATTCCACAAATCTTTCGTTTCCTGGAACCACCAATATTCAGCACATTCAGTTTCACTCATCCATTTCCGTGCAAGCTGTCTGCTTTTATAATTAAGTTTATTATCATGCCACGTTTTTTTAATCATGTCAACCAACAATCTTTCCTGATCAGTATCCGGGTCTGACTTTAATTTAATCCCATCACCTATGAGGAATGCAGATGCCCTGTCAACAATTATTTTCTGAAACGGCAGGCTTAACCGGGTAACATCTTTTAGGATAACTCCATCATCAGTATCAACCACCTTCTTAGGCCGCTCTACTGTATCATGAACTTTGTGCCCATCTGGATTATATTCGTTTATAAATGAATCAAAATCCTGATCTGATGCTTTGCTTTTGAAATAACTTATCACATCGTTTGGAGACTTTTCTAATATTTCCTGTATTTCCATAATAACAAATATAATTATATTTAATGAAATATCCCTCTTAGCTCTTTAGGGTTTGAAATTTGCTTACCTTCCTCAATAGCATAACGTAATGCATCAAGCGCATGGTTGAACCCATCAATAGGCTTATTCGTTGGCTTTTCGTCTTTATCCAGCACCCATGAATAATTTCTCAATTCTTTGATAACGTTTATACTTCTTTTAGTAACATACAACTGTTTGGATTTAATTCTATCAATCCCTGATTTAATGCTATCCGGCCCTTTATATGCTCCTTTAATGTTGAATCCTGCCCGTTTAATTTCTTCAATGCTTTTCGGTTCAGCACTATCAGCAATTATCTCATCATAATTTTCAAGTATGCCGATTTTCTTCATTCGCTTAATAATATCCCTGTTCAGCATTTCAGTCTGGTATAACAACTCATCGACATATCTGGCATTATCTGTTTCCACTACCTTAATTAATGCAGAAGGGTCATTAGTAAATCCAAAATCCAACCCAAACTTAACCTCGCCTTTTTCCGGTAATTTATCTACCTGATCCCAGTTCTTAAAAATTAATCCCTCCCGAATACCTATCTTACCTTCGAGATAAACAGTCCGGTAAAGGTCATCAACATTAGCGCGCCTTAATACATCCTTTTTAATTTCCTCACTGACAAATGGATTATCGAAAATAGTACTATGAATATATGTAATATCATCTTTATATTGTGGGTCATTTAGGAATTTTGTGTGCACGAATAACTCCTCTGTTGGATTCCAATCAGCAAAAATCCTTATCCTGGTTCTTTGTGCCAGATGGAAAAATATTTCATATTTTATATTCTGAACCTCATTAATAAAGACATAATCCCTTTCAGGTCCATGCACCTTGTCTGGACTATCGGCAGAAAAAAATTCAATCGTTGATTTTTTTACCTTATATGTATTATCAGTTTTGTTATGATTTTTAGGATTGTAAAGTTTACAGGAAATTAACCAGTTAAAAAAGTCCCTCATTGCACCCCTTTTGAGATGCGGCATTGTCTCCGATACAATAGATATGACTGTTGGTTTCGTGGCTTCAACTGCTATGGCATATAATACTTGATTTATTGAAAAAGTTTTCGCTGACCTGGTGCCCCCTTCACAAAAAACATATCTTGTTTTTGCTTTCCAACAAGGATCGAATATTTTATCAACTCTCTTCGTTTTTACTGTTCTCACTTCCATTTGCTGATTCAAAAATTAAGTTTATTGATTCTCCCTTGCTGGTGTGATCTATGTACTGCTGATTTAGTTTATGCCTTTCATCTTCATCAGCAATTAACCTATATAATGCCAATAACTCCCCGGCTTTGTCTGACTTGAATAGCTTTGCCCTGATTGCGGATTTTGTTTTTGTTTTATTTATATCCAGCAGGCTCTTTAGGTTGTTACTTTTGTCACCATCAACTGGAAAATATTCATAAAATGTTTTTTTTGAAATCGGCAACCATGCCACAATATCTTCAACAAAAAAAAGGTTATTTTCTTTTATTGCTTTTTCAGCCTGATCATATAGTTTTTTCTTGTTATATCTCATTTCAATTAATTTGAGCGGCAAGGTCGCTCCTCATTAGCAATCTTAGCCGGTATCACCTTAACGATTATTTCCTTTGCTCTTCCCATTGCATTACGATTAAATAAAGTGCATTGCCGTTGCTGTTTTCGTTTCCCATTGTTTCGGCATACTTGTATTCCTCAGTCTTTTTAATATCCGCTATTGCGTTTTTTATCTGTTCTGCCTGTTCATCTGCCAGCGTGAATGTCATTTGCTGAAATGGTTCTTTGTCGCCGTCAGGTAAGCTAAAATCCTCCCCGTATTCATCAGCATTTACCAACCATTCAGCGGGCAAATCTACCCCCCAATTTACCAAATCTTCTGCATTTCATTCTGTTGATAACGTTTCCCATTCCCATTCTCCGAATCCGGCATTATCACTGATTATAAAACGCCTTTTTTCGTCCTCTGTTAATTCATCAGCACGTTTAACCCAATCATTCGGCACTTCTTTATATCCTAATTCTTTTAATGCTTTAAATCGCATATTCCCACCTAATATTACATTGTTGTTATCAATTACAATAGGCCGGAGCTTCATCATTTTGGGGAATTCATCAATGCTTTTAACCAGCCGATGAAACTTTTCATCCCTGATTAATCTTGGGTTGTCTGGATTTACTTTTATTTCGCTTAACTTCATTCGAGCAAAATCTATGTTTTTACAAAGTTAGTTAAATTTTATCTATTGACAAAACGAATAAAAATTACATCACAAATAACTATAACTTATTTATTCGACAATAATAGCGATAAAAATAATCTATGATTAATTTCAAAATGTAACAAATGTTACAAAATGTAAATATTCTCTGAAAAAATATAATCCTACTATTGTTTTTTTAAAAAACATTCCTTTACTTTGATATTAAATAAATAAACAATTAAAAATGAAGAATACAATAGAAAAACCAGACGTTAAAAAACCAATTCAGCCAACACTTCGTGGCATGGAATTATATGAAAAAGAATACTTTGCACTAAAAAAAGTTCATATTGTACGCACTATTGCATCTATTGTTTCTTTGTCTGATAATATGAAATTCAAAACAAGGCAGATTAATAATGAGGGTTTGATTGAAGTTATAAGAATCGCATAGCTATGAAAACATCTGTTAATATGATCCGGAAAATGGGGCAGTTCGATGTAATGCAAAGAACAGTGGACGGAATGTTTAATGCTACTGCATTGTCGAAAGAATGGAACCATAATTTTCCTTCCGAGAAAAGAGATATTGACAATTTTTGGAAAACAACGCACCTCGATAAGCTCATGTCAGAAATAGCTGAAAATGAGCTTAATTTTAAATCCGTAGATTTTACGGAATTAAAAAATGTGCTTTCAAAAACAAGCCGTGGTAAATACAACGGTGGAACATGGATGCACCCATTGTTATTCATAAAATTTGCTCAATATTTAAGTCCCCGGTTTGAATATCATGTTTTGAAATTTGTCGCCGATCAGCTTATTGAATACAGGCACGAAGCCGGTGATAACTACAATGGGCTCACCTCAGCAGTTCAAAGGTTCAAAGACATAAACTACCCACAACTTGCAAAAGGCTTAAACTGGATAGTCTTTAACTACCACGAAGCAGGCATTCGCCAGAAAGCAACACAATCACAATTAAAACAGCTTGTAGAGGTGCAAAAGAAACTTGCATTCGCTTGTGATATGGGCTACATCAAAACATTTGATGAACTCATAAATGAAATGAGAAGAATGTATCACATGAAATATAATTCCCTTGTGGCATGAACATCGAAACGATAAATAAAAATTAGAGGGCACTGATACAGTAAAGAAACATAAACTTCCATACAGAAGGGTAGGAGGAAAGATAATATTCTCAAGGAAAGAGATAGACGAGTTTTTCAATAAACATAAAGTCACAGTTCACGGGCAACTATAAACCGGCGTTCTTACCATTACCTTACAGGGGCGGCACTTTTCATGTTGAATAAGTTTTAAGTTGAATTGAGTACACACAGCCGCCCCTACATAGCCGGAGGATTCTTTTTAACAGCCTTAATCCGATAGCGGGGTGCAACTCCCTGCCCGGCTACAACGAATCAGCAGATTGTCCAATTAAATAAAGAAAAGCACTTCTGCACAGGACAGGCAAAGAAGGACTTTGCTCCCTGTCCGGGTTGAAATCCGGGGGTTGAGAACAGAAAAAAATCGACACGGGAACCCGATATTGCCGGGTACAAAGTATGAACGGAAAACCGTATGGGTACGTGATACCCCTTAGAACTTCCCGATAAAATATAGCCCGGTTAATTCCGGGCACATTGGGGCTAACAAGAAGTTTGGACTTGGCGGTTTATCCGTTGTGGGTTTGATCCCCACTTGCTCCACAAAATAAACTTTAAATTAAATAATTATGAAAGAAAAACAATTTCACGGCGAACACTTTTCGCCCGGACAAGGGAAACGACCCGACCAGTATGAAAAATCGGCCAAAGCAGCCGCTTATGCT